TTTGGTACACGACCAGCAAACGACTTTGACTCTTCTTTAGACCCTGGTTCTGGGTTCGCTGCTTTGATAAGGTCTTCTCTGATGTTTCCTCGCTCCACAGTAATTATAGGACAAATCGTTATTGCTTTTTTTAAATATTCTACATGCTCGTAAACAAAAGATGGTTCCCATCCTGTGTCAGCAAATATCATATAATCTGGTTTATGTTTGGTTAATCCTTCTTGTGCCATTAAAGCTAGACACGATGACTGAACACCAGCTCCTAGTGATAGTATACGTAAAGTAGGTTCACGTTCTTCCCCTTTTCCCTCTGTGCTATCGTATTCTGCTGGTTTTCCTGTTTTGGTTAAATTAGTTGTTTTAAAATATTTAGGTTCTTCCGTAGCTGCTACTGCTGCCATCATGTTTAATTGTTTTTTATCAGGAGTCATTTTACTAGACATCTCTTCTAAAAGCTTACGTCTTTCAAATGCCATTTGTTCATGATTAATGGCAAATCCTGGTTTAACTCCTTCAACAGCTTTTTGATTTGCTGCACGGCTTTTGCCTTGTTCTTTGTACCCGGGTTTTTTAGTCTCTGTCATAGGTCTCCAATTTCTGTAATGTACGGATGATTTTTTGCGTATAATATACATCTTCAGCATATATTGCAAGAGTCATAGCAAGCTTTTCAGTGTCTATTATGTTGTTGATATACTGTGATAATCTTTCTTCTCTAAACTGTGAATAGTTGTGGTTATAATTTAGTAACCACATATAGTAAGAAACGGATTCGCACTTTGTCTCAAAGATCCTAAGCCCCCAGCTCGCATTAGGTTTATTTAGCGGCTTTAGTTGTTCATCTGTCGAGTCAAATGTGCGGATTCCAAGGAGGTTATTGCCTTCTACCGCAAATCTAGATTTACCCCAATTAGATTCATGAACTGCTTGTGCTATGACTAAACTTACAGGCACCCTTTCATCATCATCTAACAAAGAATTAAGATGTAATGCACATGTTTTAACATCTGCAATAAATTCATCATTGTTTGTGTAATCCATTATTGGATTAAACGTAGAACATATTAGCAACACACTACATATCCAACTCATCATCCACCCCAACTTTCCCCAAGATCTATATCCGCCTTGGATGGTACTTCTAGTTCTACACATGTCTCCATAACACGTTGTATTTCTTTAGCCTGTTTCTCGTCTTTAACAGAACAATCTAACTCATCATGTACTTGTATTAAAGGCACCACTCCTAGCTCCTCATACACATCTACCATGGCTTTCTTTGTCTGGTCTGCCGCTGATCCTTGTATCAATCTGTTTAAAGCTTTGTATGTACCAGCTCTTTTTATTGCTTCACCATACTCTACTTTAGCTTGATTGTGTGGCAATGCTTTATGTACACCCCACTGTGTAGGCTCCCACAGATCAAATCTGCATTTACGGCCCAGTAATGTACGAATAATGCCCTTAGAATTAGCACGATTCATCACAGCTTCGAGCATTCCTTGCATAAAAGGCACTCTTTCGCGGAAATCTTTTAACATTTTTTTAGCATCTTGTGGGTCTATATCTAACTCACGTGCCATCTTGTTGTAACCCATTCCATACATTACACCTAAACCAATAGTCTTAGCTAGTCTTCTTTCAACCCCTGCCATGTCTGCTGTTTGTTGGTGAAAATCAAGATCACTTTTCTTATAGGCTTCTTTAACTTCTTCAGCGCCCAATTGTCCGACGAGGCACGCCCAATGCGTAAGTAACCTGGGCTCTTGTTGCGAGTAGTCTGCTTTAAGCCAATACTCTCCAATTTCCGGGATAAATAATTTCCGTATTTCTTGAGCAAATTGACCGCGACTCGGTATCTGCTGCAAATTAGGATGATTGTAACTAAATCTACCAGATACAGTACCACCGCTATCAGATCTAATTTGATTAATGTGCGCGTGAATTCTACCATTTGTGTTGTGTTTTAACAGACCTTGTAAAAAAGTGCCACGTAATTTATTAAGCTCACGTGCCTGCATTATAAGACGAGGTAGCTCATGTGGATGGTCAGTTAAAAACATCTTTGTAAACGATGGTGAGTCAGTCTTGCTTGTTCTCTCATAAGGTAAGTTCATCGAATCAAATGCTTTAGCTATAGAAGCTGCGGCCCATATCTCTACGTCCTGGCTAGTTAAATCTTTTATTCTTTTTAAAAGTTTCTTCTCTTTGTTTTTAAATTTACTATTTAAATCAACTACTTTATCTTCATCAAAACGAACACCTTTCTTTGTCATGTTAAATATTACACGGATTAATTTACATTCTATATCGTATATAGTATCAAGATTATCCTTCTTAATCTCCCATGCTAATTTCTCATACAACTTTAGTGTTAGCCTTGCGTCTTCCTCAGCATACTCTCCTACAAATGTAGCAGGCAATTTGTACATCTCTGCTTTAGGATCAACACCAAATGATGCCGCGGCTTCTTTTAGTTTAGCTTCACTTTTAAATTCACCAAGGTAATCAAACGATATACTATTTAATGTATACGAATATCTATTCTCATCAATAAGTGCCATCGCTACCATTGTGTCATGAATGCGTCCTTTAACTTCTATGCCTAATACACTAAGCCAACCTATGTCGTATTGTGCATTGTGAAATACTTTCTCTAACTTTTCATTTTCACATAATGATTTTACATATTTAATTACTTTTTTACTATCCATGTTGCCACCACCCTCGTGTGCAATGGGATAATAAGCTTTAAATCCATTAGCAGCTACAGCTATACCAATCACTGCTCCTATTTTTTTAGGCCATCCAGGACCATCTTTAATAAGTCCTGGGTCACATGTTTCTAAGTCAATTGCTATTTTTTCTCGGTCACTTAAGTCCGGAAACTCCGTGGGCGCTATCCAATCTGAGTTAACTGTCATGTTTTAATTCTCCTGCTATTGCCATGTATGCTGAGGCATCGACATAATCATCTACGTTAGCTTTACCTCTTTGCGATCTTGATATTTTTAATAATGCCATCATCGTTGCTACTTCATCAGAAGTAATAGCGGTGAATGGTTTAAGTTTATCATCTAAAAATATATTCCAAAACTCTGCAATTTGTTCATGGTTTTGTTTTGTATCTCCATGTGTTTCTTGTCTTCCACCGTTGACTAATTCAGCGGCTTTTAATAATATTTCACTCTTGTTCATATAATGAACCCTCCATCTCTTTGTGGTTGTACTACATGTAGCTCATTACGAGCGCGTGTAGCTGCTACATAAAATACACGGCATTCATCATCTGAATCTTTTTCCATTGCTTCCTGTGACTTTCTTGACAAGTCTGTTAGCAACATAACTTTATCTGCTTCTCCTCCTTTAGCACCATGTATGGTACTTAAATGAATCTTAGGATCAGTTTTTGTAAAATCCCTGTTCCTCGTTTCAATAGACCTTAAGAATTCTTTATCACGCGTGCCTACTTTATCAAAAGCTACATCCCAGGGTCTACCTCCTACAAGAAGTCCGTGGTCCGTGATTAAATCATTAAGCTCATAGTTTTCTCTGTTCGCTGTTTTAAGATTCTTATGACCTCGCTGTATTCCTATTTCTGAAGACATATAAGAATATATATCTTTTACCTCTGATAATTCTATATTCTGTCCTTCATTTAATTTCTTCCATGCACTTGTCGCTGTTAATAACTTCTGCGATATAGGCAAACGATTATTTCTTTTATAAAACAAACCTTGTAATCGTATGTCACGTTCAATTTCATCAAGTAAATAATTAGTTCTTGCCATGATTAACCAATTTTCATCACCTATGTCCACACTGTCTGGATATGCATGGTATTGTATTAATCCCCTTTTCTCTGTTCCTTGCCATTGTTTAGGTATGCGGTTACGTACACGTCCTATTATTCTTTGTGAACAGTTTTGTATAACTTGTGCACATCTATAAGATTGTTGTAACACTTCTCGTTCTCCATTTAATCTAATAAGATGTTCTACGTCTGCACCAGCCCAACGATATATTGCTTGATCATCATCACCGCTTACGTACACTTGTTTAGCATTTTGGCATATCTTATGCACCATACGCCATTGTAATTTACATAAGTCTTGTGCTTCATCTACAAACACCACATCTAACTTTGGAATCATACCAGATTCAATGTACATTTCTATCATGTCTGTAAAATCTAATATTTCTTTTTTCTTTTTAAATTCTTCTATAGAACGCTGCGCTCTTAACAACGCATGCCATGACACATCTAAATTAGAATCATTGTAATGATGCTCTAGATCCATACATTTCATTCTTGCTAAATTAACCTCTGACAGTAGCTGGTTATCAACTGTAAACACTCCACCTGCATCAACGCCATCAGATACAGACCCTAGATCCATACCAAATGTGTGTCCAAACTCTTTGTAATTGTCACGCGACATTACTTCTGACTTTGTTAACCCTAATTGATTAAAAGCAAATGAGTGTAAAGTTCTAAAGTATGGTAGATGTTGTTCTTCTAAATTAAACTTCTTCATTGCCCGGTCCCTTGCTTCACTGGCAGCTTTCTTTGTAAAAGCTACAAATGCAATACGATCCGGTGGTGTACCTTTTGCTAACTCTTGCTCAACTAAATTCAATAAGTTATGTGTCTTCCCTGTACCAGGAGGTCCTAGTATTATCTTTGTCTTACTTTGCATAATCCATCCTTATCTACGAATATAAATTTCATCTTTAATTTTTTTTGTTCTAAAGTTAATGCTCTACATATACGTGTATTTGGTTTCCAAGTTTTACGGTAACTCTCACTCTTAACATCATATATTTCTACCTTGCCAGTTTCATCTATAGCTATAAGATCTGCAGGTCCTAGACCATATAAATTTTTAAATACAAAAAATCCTTTTTCTATTAAATACAGAATAGCTATTTGCTCACTCTGCATTCCTTTCTTTAATTTAGGTAATTTAAAACGGCGCACCATCAACCTCCTTTATGTCAAATGCAGAATCTTGTTGCTGGTATGCCGGCACACCCCACACACGCACAGTTCTACCTTTAAGATTAAATTTATCACTTTTACCATTAAGCCTGCGTAATGCTTGGACGAGCTGTCCTGTATTGTAATGCGTAAATTTATTTCTGGTTAAATAATCTAATAAATCTTTTAATCTAAACCATGTAATACCATCTTCTGTCCATGGTTTACGTAATAATAATTCATCTCTGTTTTGTGCCTGGGCACGGTCGGTACAAAACTCCTGGAGGAAAGCTTCAAACTGACCGGCCACAGACCCGTCATCAGAAACAGGTATCTTTATAAGGTTAGTAAATAACCTTTCAATTGATTCCTGCCATACTGACTGTTTTACAAGAGGAGGCATTGTATTT